CAATGACTTCTTGCAAGCAGGTGATGGTAAGGACTTGATGTGGGCAGCTAAGAAGCCCATGCGTTACAGCCCTGAGAACTTCTTCTGTTCTCGTGAAGAGTTTGGCAGAGCTTTACGTACTCAGAATCCTTACGAGTATGTACCTACAGGTCATTCGGGACTTGATGAAAAGATTCGTGGCATGGTCAAGGGTGGCCTGACGTTTATCAAGGCTCCTCGTGGTACTGGTAAGACCGAGGTGATTCGTTACTTCGAGACTGGCTTGCTGCACACCGAAGGTGTTAAGATAGCTCTTCTCCACATGGAAGAAGTTGAAGCTACCACTATACGAGCTATGGCTACATACGAGTTAGGTGTCAATGTCCGTACAGCAGAAGACTCTGATAAGAATGGGTACACTCTTGAGCAAGTAGAGGCTGCAGCAAATAAGATTGCTGATACCGATAACCACAGGACTATTATCTTTGAGATGCAGTCTCATGACGATCCACTGAGGTTACTTGACTACACTCGAATGGCTGTAACTTCTTTTGGTGCAGACTATGTCTTTGTAGATCACGTCCAAAGGTTAGCATACTTATCTAACACTGGAGTTGATGGTGCTACCAGTACACTGACTACACTTGGATCACGTATGGCACAGCTTGCCAAGGAGTTGAACATCGGTGTGGTATTTATATCACAGGTTAATGACGATGGACGTACAAAGTATGCAGCCTCTCTTGAAGAGGAAGCTATTATATGTATAAAGATCGAACGTGACACCGAGTCCGAGGATGAAATAATTCAGAACACCACTCAATTTATTGTTGACAAGAACCGTCCATTTGCTAAATTGGGTAAAGCAGGTTCAGTCTACTACGATCCAGAGACAACGATCCTGAGTGAAGAAATACCATACGAAAGGAGTGAGATAGCCGCATGATTGTATTTGATGTAGAAGCTGACGGTTTGTTAGATGAAGCTACAAAGATACACTGCCTATCATATACCCATGACGGTAAAGATTATAAAACTCTGTTTGATTATTCTGATATGCGTGAGCTTATACTCAGTCAGCCTGGGTTGGTTGGTCACAATATTATTAGATATGATGTACCAGTTATAGAAAAGATCTTGGGTATCAAAGTGACAGCACGTCTGTTTGATACATTGCCAATGTCTTGGGTTATCAACTTTGACCGTGCTAAAAACAAGCACAACTTGGAAGCATTCGGTGAAGACTTTGGTATTCCAAAGCCTGAGATTGTTGACTGGGTCAACCTTACAAAGGAGGAGTATGCTCACAGATGTACGGAAGATGTAAAGATAAACTGGTGCTTGTGGCAAAATCTTCTAAAAAGATTTATGTTCATCTACAAAGACAAGAAAAACCTCGACAAGTTTTTCAGATACCTTCAGTTCAAAATGGACTGTGCCTACACAGCAGAGAAGGTAGGTTGGAAGCTAGACAAAGACTTAGCACAAAAGTCTTTCGACAAGTTGAAACAGCTTATTGTTGAACGAGAGGACGAGTTGAGAGCAGTCATGCCTAAACGTAAGATCGTGGCTAAAAAGACTAAGCCAAAGAACTGTTTCAGAAAAGACGGTTCACCTTCTGCTCACGGTCAGAAGTGGTTTGACTTGCTTAAAGAGCAGGGGCTACCAACTCACTATGATGGGGAAGTGGAGTTTGTTAAAGGTTGGGAAGAACCCAACACAACTTCAAAGACTCAGCAGAAAGAGTGGTTGTTCTCTCTAGGTTGGGAACCTTGTACTTTCAAGTACAGAAAGAAGGATGACGGAACTGATCACAAGATACCCCAAGTAAGTTGGGAAGGTCAGCTCACTGAGTCCGTTGAGGTTCTTGCTGAGAGTAATCCTGCTGTAAAAGTTTTGTCTGATCTATCTATGCTTCAACACAGACTTGGCATATTCAAAGGCTTTCTCGAAACAGAGAAGGATGGGTATGTCCGTGCTGAGATAGATGGTCTTACAAACACCTTGAGGTTCAAACATAAGAAGCCTCTAGTCAACCTTCCTGGGGTAGACAGACCGTGGGGTAAAGAGATACGTGGTTGCTTGACTGCTCCAGAGGGCTACGTTCTTTGCGGTGCTGATATGGTATCCCTTGAAGATACGACTAAGAGACATTATATGTATCCGTATGATCCTGCATATGTACATGAGATGTCTCAAGATGGTTTTGATCCTCACCTCGACTTGGCTAAACATGCTGGTGCTATTAAGCAGACTGACATTGACGACTACAACAAAGGTCAACGTCCAGACCTAAAAGCACTTCGCAAGAACTACAAGGTTGTCAACTATTCTGCAACCTATGGAGTCGGTGCAGCTAAGTTATCTAGAACCACTGGCATGGCTATACCCCATGCTCAATCATTGCTTGATGCCTATTGGAAACGTAACTGGTCTGTTAAAGCTTTCTCTGAGTCTCAGTCCATCCGCAAGATCAATGGCAGCATGTGGGTACAAAATCCTGTCAGTGGTTTCTGGCATTCACTTCGTTATGAGAAGGATGTGTTCTCTACACTCAATCAATCCACTGGAGCATATTGCTTTGACAAGTGGGTTGCCTACTACAGAACACGCAGACCAAACATCATTGGTCAGTTTCATGACGAATCAATTAACCTTGTTAAAGAAGGAGAGCAGAATGAGCATTCTGATGCATTGAACTGGGCTATTGAAAAACTTAATCAAGAACTTAAATTAAATGTTGACTTAGGTATTGACATACAATATGGTCAACGTTACAGTGACGTACACTAACTAAGGAGGGCCACATGGCTACACGTAAAGTAAAACTAACTGGCATTGCTGAATGGGCAAAAGTATTCCCACAAAACCGTGACATGAAAGGTTACGAGGGAGCATATGAGGATTGTAATGGTGCTTGTACTATTGATGTAATCCTTGATGATGACAACATGGAAGCTTTAAAAGCTTCACGTTCAATCAAAAGAGGATCTCCTGATCCAGAAGGACGTGGAACTAAAGTAAAGTTTGTGCGTAAGTTTGACACTGGAAGGGATTGGGATAGTGGTGCACCTGTTGTTAAAAAGTCTGATGATTCTAATTGGGACTTCGATATTGATGGCCCCATTGGTAATGGATCTACTGTAGAAGTCCTGCTATCTGTATATGATACACGGATGAAAAATATTGTAGGCACACGTCTTGATATGGTCAAGGTTGTTGATCATGTAGAGTACGTAGGAAATACTGCAACGGAAACTACTTCACCACCGATTGCAGCTAAAACCCAAGAAGGTGAAGTGTTGTTTTAACCTCCTCCCAAAACAACTAGTGGCCCCCTTCGGGGGGCTACCTTTTAAGGAGATAACATGAAAAAGATTGATACATTAGTTGAAGACCTTGAGTCCGTGATCTATGGACAAGGCGGCTGGAACGGAACCATCGGTTCTATGCTAGGCAACAACATTGCGATGTCTGCCAACAAAAGATTTAGTAAGCCGCAAGAGCCTCGTGGGTATCTATCTCTTTCGTCTATTGGCACACCGTGTAAACGTAAGCTTTGGTACAAAGTAAACAAGCCTGGGTTTGGTGAGCCACTAAGTGCTAACTTATTACTTCGTTTCTTTTACGGAGACATGATTGAAGAGCTTATCCTATCTATGGTGATAGCTTCTGGTCACAGCATGAAAGGTTCTCAGGACAGACTCAACGTTCATGGCATACGTGGTCACCGTGACTGTGTGATTGACGGTATGACCGTTGATGTTAAGTCTTGTAGCCCTTATGCTTTCAAGAAGTTTAAGGAAGGTACTCTTCGTGAGAACGATGCCTTTGGTTACATCAGTCAGCTTAGTTCTTATGTCTACGCAGGTAAGGATGACCCACTGGTTACAGACAAGACACACGGTGCATTCCTTGCGATTGATAAGGTTAGTGGTGAGATATGCCTAGATGTACATGATTTCACAGAAGATCTTAAGACTAAAGAGCAAGAGATGCTGGCAGCTAAAGAGTTGGTTGCAGGTGAAATACCTAATGACCGTATCCAACCTGTACCTGCAAGTAAGGCAAGTCCTAACACAAAGCTAGATAAGTCTTGTCAGTTCTGTGAGTATAAGAAAGCTTGCTGGCCTAACCTACGTATGTTCAAGTACTCATACGGTATTGAGTATCTGGTACATGTAGAGAAAGAACCAAAGGTAGAAGAGGTGTTCGATGACACGGGCAGCTAAGGCAAAGGGACGTGGTGGACAAAATGAAATCAGGGACAAGCTATTAGAAACCTTTCCTGAGTTCGAGCCTGATGACATAAAGTCCACAACTATGGGGGACACTGGGGAAGATATCCAGTTGTCCCCTGCAGCTAGAAAGAAGATACCTATCACCATTGAGGTAAAACGTAGAAAGTCTGGAATGAAGATGGCCTACGATTATATAGAGCAAGCCAGCAAACACGGTAAGGGAGAGCCAGTTGTGTTCTTTCGTGCAGATAGAAAGGACTGGATAACAATGATCAGCATAGATCATTACATGGAGTTGTTAAAGAAATGGAAGTAAAAATCTGGGGAGTAACGGAGGGTCCAATAGCTATTGAAGAAGTTTCTGATGAAGACCTTGAAATGGCGCCCGAAGGTTCTAAATACTTTATGGTATGTAGGACAGAGATTGATGGTGAAATAAATGAAGATAACTTTTGGTTTGAAGATTTTGATGATGCTTACGAATGGAAGAAACATTTTATGAAGAGCATTGACCCTATTGTTATTGACATGTCCAACGGTTCTGGATATAACTAGGGGTCTTTCTGATGAAGTTTGAGTTGTCCATAACTATAGAGGTAGATCCTGATGCGAACTTTTTAGAAACGTTTGGAGATAATACGGATGTAATCTCTGAACTTGTACAAGCAAGTTTGTACGATATTGACGATATAATAGTAGAAGAATGTGAGGTAAAATATGATAAACGAAACTGACCTTGAAGCTTGGGATTACTATGACTCAGGCCAACTCAATGACTACCAGAGAGCTGCAGCACATACTGCTATCTATAAGCAGGAACACGCAGTGATCTATCCTGCACTGGGTCTTGCTGCTGAGGCAGGTGAGGTAGCCAACAAGGTTAAAAAGATTATGCGTGACGGTACATTTGATCGTCAAGCTATTGCAGATGAAGTTGGTGATTGCCTATGGTACATTGCTGCTTTATGTCGTGACTTAAATGTAGATCTTAAAGATCTAGCAGATGCTAACTTAAAGAAGCTGTACGGAAGACAGCAACGTGGAACATTATCAGGATCAGGGGATAAAAGATGAACAACTATTTACCTACAGACTATCAATCTTTCATCCATACCTCACGGTATGCTCGTTGGCTAGAAGATGAACAACGTCGAGAGTCTTGGTCAGAGACTGTATCACGTTACATTGAGAACGTTGTAGTTCCTAGACTACCAAGCAAGTACAATAACGTTGTCTCAGAACTAAAGGATGCAATCCTCGGCCTAGAGATTATGCCATCTATGCGAGCTATGATGACTGCAGGTCTGGCACTAGAACGAGATAACACAGCAGGGTACAACTGTTCGTACCTACCCGTCGATGATCCCAAGAGCTTTGACGAGGCTATGTTTATCCTCCTCTGCGGAACTGGTGTCGGGTTCAGTGTTGAGAGACAGTTCGTGACTAAGTTGCCAGATGTCCCTCAGCTTTTCGACAGTGAGACCACAGTCGTCGTTAAGGATAGTAAAGAAGGTTGGGCTAAAGCTTTCAGACAAGTTCTTGCACTCCTATGGGCTGGTGAGATTCCTAAGTGGGATGTCTCAAAGGTTCGTCCTGCAGGTGCAAGACTTAAAACATTTGGTGGTAGAGCTTCTGGACCTGCTCCCCTTGTAGACTTGTTTAACTTTGCAGTCAACATCTTTAAAGGGGCTACAGGACGTAAGCTATCCTCTATTGAGTGTCACGATCTTATGTGTAAGATTGGTGAGGTTGTTGTTGTAGGTGGCGTACGTAGATCAGCTATGATATCCTTATCAAATCTCAGTGATGATCGTATGCGTCATGCTAAATCAGGTAACTGGTGGGACAATAACCCACAACGTGCATTAGCTAATAACTCTGTATCATATACGGAGAAACCAGATAGCCTCTCCTTTATGCGTGAGTGGATGGCTCTCGTAGAATCAGGGAGTGGAGAACGTGGAATCTTCAATCGTCAAGCATCTAAAAATCAAGCTGCAAAAAATGGCAGACGTGATACTGAGTGGGATTTTGGAACTAATCCTTGTAGTGAGATTATCCTACGTCCGTATCAGTTCTGCAATCTCACAGAAGTTGTGGTCAGGGCTACAGACAATGTGGATGATCTGGAACGAAAAGTCCGTTTGGCAACAATTCTGGGAACAATACAGTCCACCTACACAAAGTTCCCTTACCTGCGGAAAGTGTGGCAAAGAAATACAGAAGAAGAAAGACTGCTTGGAGTGTCTCTAACAGGGATCATGGACAATCCTCTTATGACTCTAAGGAATAAAGGATTGGATAAAACTCTTGAAAGACTTCGTACTGTTGCTGTTGACACAAATACTGAATATGCTGATCTTTTCGATATCCCTAGGTCTGCTGCTATCACATGTGTTAAGCCAAGTGGAACGGTATCCCAGCTCGTCGACAGTGCCTCTGGTATCCACGCACGACATTCAAGTTATTATATTAGAACCGTTAGAGGAGATAATAAAGACCCCTTAACTACATTCATGAAAGATCAAGGCATTCCTAGTGAGCCTGACGTATTCAAACCAGATCAAACTACTGTCTTTAGCTTTCCAGTCAAAGCACCAAACAAGGCTGTAGTTACCTCTGATCTGTCAGCCATTGATCAGCTAGAGATGTGGTTGATGTATCAAAGGCACTGGTGTGAGCATAAGCCCTCTGTAACAATCAACGTCAAAAAAGACGAATGGTTTGAGGTGGGTGCTTTTGTTTACAATCATTTTGACGAGATGTCTGGTGTAAGCTTCTTGCCTTATAATGAACATACTTATCAACAGGCACCTTACCAAGAGGTAGGCAAGACTGACTATGACAGCTTATTCTCACTGATGCCTAAGAAAATTGACTGGGCTAAGTTAAGTGACTACGAAAAAGAAGACACTACCGCAGCAAGCCAAACCTTTGCTTGTACTGGTGATGTATGCGAAATCGTAGACATAGGAGCATAGGCCAAATAGAATCACCCTGTGTAAAGATCTGTCGTATTGACGATGATGATTTTTGCATAGGGTGTAAAAGAACTCTTGACGAGATACGAGATTGGTGTATATTGTCAGAGTATGAGCAACAAAAGTTGCTGTATGAACTGAAGTGGAGAAAGGCAAATGAAAAGAACTAATAGACCTTTTAGTAAATCTTTATACGAGGCTTATGATCAAAAGGCAAAAGAAAGCTTGGTGAGTTATCTCTCCAACAAAGGCCACGAGATTGTAAATGACAAGGAGGACTTTAATGTAGATGTAGTTTCAAAAAAGAATGGCTACACCTATTTTAATGAAGCTGAGGTTAAGGTAGCATGGAAGGGTGACTGGCCAACAGATTGGCGAGAGATACGTATTCCTGCTCGTAAACGTAGGCTTGTAGAAAAGTACAAAGATGAAAATGGAGTACTTAATTTCTACGTCTTTAACGAAGATCTTACCAAAGCATGGCGTATTAAAGATACACTTATGACTGACGAAACCATTCGGGAAGCAAAAGGAAAAAACATCTGGAAGGGTGAAACTTTCTTTCACATTCCCTACGAAAAAGCAGAGCTAATAGAACTATGACAGATAATGTAAATAACCCTAAGCACTACGGTCAAGGTGATATTGAATGTATTGACTACATAAAAGATATCTTGACAGACGAAGAACTTATCGGTTATTATAGGGGTAACGTTGCGAAGTACTTACACCGTTGGCGTTACAAGAATGGTCTAGAGGATTTGAAGAAAGCAAGATGGTACCTAGAAGCACTAATACAGCATCAAAGCAAACGATAAAACCTTTTAACGAAGGCTACCAAGCCTTCCTAGATGGTAACTTGGGTAATCCCTACCAAGTAAATACCAAAGACAATAGGGATTGGGAGATGGGCTTTAATAAAGCCTACTTCAAAAATAAGGAGCTAGTCATTGAAAGAGAACTTAGAGAAAGAGGCAAAAAAGTTCACTCAGCAAAGACGTAAAGCTCCTGCAACAAAAAGCCTGACCCCAAGGATTTACTTGGCAGGTCAGGCCTTATGTGGTTTATTGGCAGGGGCTAGGTCGAGTAATGATATGCGTGACATAAAAAGGCAAGCCTATGATTGGGCAGATTATATGCTGGATGATACATAAAAAGAGGGGGCCGCAAAGCCCCCTTTTAATTTATCTACCGTATTGTTTTGCTCCAACCTCCGAAGGAACTCTGAGCAGTTCTATCTGCTCTATTGTAGAAAGATATTCTTTTAAAACATAAAGTTCAGCCCTCGTCATATCTCCTAAATCACCCTCAAAGTTTAGCTCTTCGAGAGCATCATCTAGTTTCTTATTATTATATTTACCTGCTAACTCATACTGCAAGTCAATGGTATCAAGTGGACCTGAGTACTGGAGATACAAGAAAGTTTTAGCTAATTCTTTAGCTTCAGGCAGTATTTCTTTTTCCCAATAAAGTCTTTGTCTAGACATAGACATGTTTCTAAATGCTTTACTGTCCATAAGTGCCGAAGACTTAGCCTCAATAATATCAAACAAGATGCCGTTATATTCGTTAGCAGCTTCAGGTGTTTTTGTTCTGATATTTCTAGCAGCATTAATATCGAACTGCTCATAACCAAGCATGTTCATAACACGTTGGGTATCAGTAAGTCGGATAGGCCTAATACCTAATGACTTTGTAGATGTAATATCAGCTTCTCCTGTTGCTGCTTGCTTAAGTGTCTCACCGACTGGTTTACCAGTAAACAATGGAATAATATTGTCAATATA